AGTAAAGCGGCAGCGTTTAGATCAATACCTAGGGCTGCACTTAAATCTAACGTTGCCTTTGTTGCCCGCTTTAAACCCTTTTCATCTAACTGGCCTAAGGACTGGATAAGACCTTGCGTCTGGAGTATGGCCTCATCTCCAAACTTTGTTGTGGCCTGTAATTCACTTGCATAGTTTTGTAAGGATTGGCTTACCTCATCAGTAAATATCCCGCTTGCTTTTAGAGCTGTATTGAGTTGATTGATTGCATCTTCTTGAACCTGAGCGGCCTTAATACCGTCGACAATAAATAGATTGAATAGCTTTTTACTGGCATCAAAGGCAGTGCCTATGGCCTTAGTAAATATCTGAGCGCCCACTACACCTGCAAAGGTAGCAAAGGCTTGCGTGGCACCGCTTAAAGACTTCTTTGCAGACTTAGCAAAATCATCTACAGACTTTGCAGCTGCAACTATCTCTTTTTTAGCGTTACCCTCAACCGTTAGTTTGACTTTAATTTCATTTGCGGCCACGTTTTACCCCCACTTTTTGTTTCAGCTCTGCCTGCTTTGCTTTTTCTACATCTCTCTGTAATTTAAAACTATCTACAATTCGCATAATCTCAAATACCTTTGCTGGCTGTTCATAATAACCCCCGCTAAATGGCATTACACCTAATTTAAATTTCTCATGATATTCTAACCAAGCATAACTCTGATTACTTGCAAAATTACCAGGACATCGATGGTAAGTCAGATTTTCTTGGGTTAAAGGTGTAGGAACTCGATCTTTACAACCAAGCATACGGCGCTCTATTTCAAGCTTCTTTGGATTGCCGTGATACTTATGATTTAAGCAATGTTCACAATTAAAGCGGGGTATATAAGATGCAAATAGGGTGCTTTTTAGTTCAATATAGTCTTGCAATGTGAGTGAGTTTAGCACTGTTATCACATTGTGTAAGAAAGTTAATCCAGGTGAGTAGAGATGGTCAGTTAATTCTTTTTTTTTGCGTTCTCAAAATCAACAAGCACATCACTCATATCCTGAGACCAATTTTCTGCCAGTATCATACTAGATAACTGGCTTGCAGGGCTCATTCCTATCATTCTAATAAGCATTTCAGTGGCCGATTCGTCTAATGCCCCATCGACAAACTCTAACTTTGGATGAGAGCCGTCAATAAGCGTATAAGCGTTCAATCCATCGATTTGCTTAACGGAATATTTTAACGTTTCAAACAATAACTGTGTTTCATCTATGCTATCTGCTCCAGCGTCTTTCACAGTATGCTTTAACAAGCGCGTTTTAATATTCCATGACAGGGGTGATACCCAGACTGTTAGTTTACCAATTGTGCACGGCACAATGTCCGTGGTTTGTAATACAAGCATTAAATAAATCCTATGTACATTTCTACCTGATCGCCCGCTACCCCTCTTGTTGCTGCAAAGCCTAGTTGGTCGATCAGGATACCCTCATTATCAGTCGTCTGAAATTCTGTTGGATAACATTGGGGTAGCCATATCGCACACACAGAGCCTAAGTCAAATTCACCAGCGTTTGTAGCGTGCGGGTTAGCTGCATAAGCGAATAAAGAGAACTCTGTCCCAGCTTCCCAGTTATCATAAAACGTTGTTGAGGTATCGTCTTTTGGTGGATCGATTGTTCCACTAATTTCACGTTTGGTTAACCTACTTGATATTTTCCCGTTCTCAGAACACATAGCACTAATACTCCCAAGAGTATTAGCAAGGGATAGAGTGAGGTTATTAACCGCGATACTGTTTTGATCATAATAAATACAAGCATTCAATAAGATTGGTGGTACTTCATCGTCATAAGAAGGGGTATGGGGTGCAGAGCCATCAATCTCATCATAATTCAAGCCTTCCATACCAAAATTAAGACTAGCCAATTGACCGGTGCTATAACTATCAAAACTCATGCTAGTAGCACGGCATCCAGCAGCTTTTTGTAATATTTCATTCGCCCAGTAGTAAGAAAGAGCTAATGAGGGGTGTCCCGTCTCTGCTGCATAATGCATTTGAGATTTAGAGACGACCACATTGTCTGCGGGGGCCCCATTTTCTAGAGCAATAGCTAAAGTAATATTTGCAGCGCCTCCTGTGGTATCTACCTCAGAAATAGGCCTAACTTCATGAGCTCCAGATTCAAGAACAACAACAATGTCATTAACTGTGTAAAGAGCAATATCAGCATCCTCAATTTGCAGTACTGTCGCAGTATTGCCAGCCTTGGTTGTTGCCTGGGATGCAATTGTACGTGTTCCACCAAGTGCTGATTGCAATAAACTTGTGTAATCAACATCTCCGCCTTCTGTTCCACTTGCTCTATATTCAACAGGAAGCGCCGCTGAAACGGATTTAGTACCTAATCTAGGAGAGCTAACACCAATTGCATTAGTTAAGTTATCTCTTTGCAATTGTTCTCTAGCAGGCGACAAAGAAAAGCCGTCTGCAAGAGGTTGTACATAGTTAGTGTTTGCTGCAGGAGCAAGCCATGTCCCCTCTGTTACCTCCTCCATAACTCCAATTACTGATACATTTTTAACTAATCCGGTTGCCATATCTCCCCCTATAGGTCTAAGCGACTGCGATATTTAATTGAATAACCCATACGCAGTACTATAAATTTGTTGTCGTCTAAGAATTCAGGATTACCAAGTCCAGGCTCAAAAACATTTAAAACAAGAGTAGGTAAGTTAACTTTTCTGCTTACCATATCCTTAAAAATCTCATCTGCTTTATTATACATTGTGTTTAATGCAGTCTCACGCTGCGCATCACTATCACCTCTAGCAAACGTGTCTGTAAGTATAATTTCAAAACTATGGTCTAACGTATAATAGCAGGTAACCGTATCAGCACTGGCTGCATCTAAGGGGTGCACCCCATAAGCGAGTCTAGCCTCTCTGAGATTATTTTTCTCAATATCATATATATAACGCAGCTCTTGATAATCAGCACCTAACGCATTTGTGATGATTGATTTAGTCTGAGTTAGTATTTGCTCTACAGTATTCGCCATTAAGATCTCGCTATAAATATATTACCAGTATTTTGCTCGTTTGTTTCTATTACACCAGACTTATCCCAATCGAGGTCTAATTTAACCCTATTCAGCTCTTTATTCATGTTTATTTCAGCCTCATCACGAGACTCTTTCTCACTCTCATCTTTAGCTATGGGATTTAGTAGTACATAAGCAAATGCATGCACTGCCGAGATGGCAACTTCATTGATATCTATAACCTGGGATATATCCTCAATAATGTGATGCTGTTTTAATCGAAGCGCCACTAAATTTGTTGCTGCTTCTAATTGTTCTAGATAATCAGTTCTACCCGGAGGTAGATAACGCGTATCGCTTATCATCTCAGGGTAGTAAACCCTAGCCATATTCTCATCACAAAATAAATTGAGCACTGATTGTAATTTTGTACCAGCATCTAATGCTCCATTAACCGTGATTTTAATCCAATACAAATCTTTGTCATCTATAGGTGTAAGAGCATAGCTATTCCAACCAGAGACATTAACCCAAGATAAAAACCCTGATTTAGTAAACCCAGCTGTTTGATCCACAAAATCTTCTACAGCATCCCATGCAGTACCATCCCAATATTGTACTGTGATTGTACGCGCTGTAGCATTAAGTGTAGAAAAGTGGAAATATCTAGATGCAAAGCGGTTTTTATAACCAATATAGAAATTATCAGCTACATCTAGTTCAAAGGTTAATTCATCGGCAGATGGTGACTTAGTATATGAAGTGGTCTCTGTGGCGTTTAATACGGTGCGTGTAACGTTGCGTTGTATTACGCTCATAAAAACTCCTCTGCTCTGATTGAAGAAAATTCTATTTTAGCATCAGTTTCATTGGCGTGCGTTTCAAAGCTCTCATGCGATACAGTATCAGGTAACACAAACCAACAAAACCATAGCTTATCTGAATAAACCACGTTCTTTATCTCAACCTTAAAAGGGAGACTATTTAAAACTGCCTCCAGTCCCTCCGGAGAAGGACTGGAGACAAAACGTAATCGAGTGTTTTTAATATCCATAGTACCTACGAGATAGAAACCACACGATCGTCATAAACTTGTACAGTTCCCATTAAGAGACTGCAGTTAGTTCTCACGCCGCGATATCCAGTAACTCCGAGATTGAATACTTCAACTCCAAGAGCTTTCTGCACAGCAACTTGAGCAAAACTAGGATGAAAGTTGTATGTCACTGCACTGGCTTCAGTTGTAGCCCGTAACTCAGATCCTAGAATGGTCTGTGGCATTTGACCTGTGGTCAGGGGAGATCCTGTTGGGATATAATCACGACTAAGAAATCCCGTAATTCCCCAGAGATCATTTAGTTGAGGCATATCAAGAACTAACTTACGCCCCTCTAATGGTACCAATCCGGTATCCAATAGCTCTTTTGCTTCCAATAAATCAGCTAGAGCCAAGGTTGTACCAACATCGTATGAAATTGCGTTTGCAACTGCAGGAGCGATGATAGCAATTATCTGAGCCTGCATTTCTTTCATGATTGAAAAGAAAGCAAGGTCTTTAAGCATATTAGCGTGTTCTAGTGTCTGAATTTTAGCTTTGTCTGTAACAACAAAGTCCTGAACAATCATTTTATTGATATTCAGCTGGACAGTAGACACTGTAATTGCTGCGGCATCCTGATGGTCATCTTCGTTTGCCATTACGGTTGCAGCTGCAAATTGTGGGAATAAAGAGATATTAACAATATCTCCTAATGCGCTAATTGTGCCCTGATAATCACGAGCAATTAGGTCGTTAAAAGGAAGAGCTTCTTTCAAGGTTTGTTCAAAAGAAGCAGCCCAAATCTCAGGACGAATTGCAGTTAAATGCACGGTCCCTGTGTGAAAAACATCAGCCATAATAATTCTCCTATTCTAATAATTTTTTATTTTTACTCTGATTATCGTATCGTTCATACATTTCATAATATTCCGTTTGGGATATTTGCCCTGTTTTGAATTTGCGATCAATCAGTGCCATTTGTTGCGGAGTCAAAACGCCATCGGTATCAGGTCGGGCACCGCCTCCCCCTGAATTTACCTTTGGTGCTTGCTCAGTTTGAAACCAATATGGCCTGTCTTTTTTCACGGACTCAACAAACTCCTTAACACCGTGTACTTCAAACCTGCCTGTATCAGTCTTTTCGATAACAACTT